GACCGCAGATCACCACCAGGCCGGTGTCTCCTTGGTACCAAGAAGACACCGACCTGGTGGTGATCTGCGGTCGCCAGCTGCTTGCTGACAAGTACTTCCCGATCATCAATAGAACCCAGGCGCCGACCGAAATGCTTGCGGCCGATATCGTCACCAGCCAGAAGCGTATCGGCAACCTGCCAGCCGTGCGCGTGCCGCACTTCCCGGCCAACGGCCTGCTGGTTACCCGCCTCGACAACCTGTCGCTGTACTGGCAGGAAGGCACCCGCCGTCGCACCGTCGTCGACAACGCCAAACGCGACCGCATCGAAAACTTCGAATCTGTCAATGAAAGCTACGTGATTGAAGACCTGGGCTGCGCTGCCATGGCCGAAAACATTACCCTTAGCTGAGGCCGGCCATCATGACCAACCCTTGCCGCCGTCACTTCCAGCGCACCACAGCAGCGGTTGCAGCCGCTGCTGTGGCAGGGCCTGCCATGACCATGGAAGGCGCATCCGTCTACGAGCTGCACCTGGCGAAGCTCCAGCAAGATTACCTGCGCCTGAAACAGGTGCAGTCGACCGAAGGAAAAGCAGAGCTGAAGCGACAGTTGCTGCCGGAGTACGTCCCGTACGTGGAAGGCGTTCTCGCAGAGGGAAAAGGCGCCCAAGATCAGGTGCTGACCACTCTGATGGTCTGGCGGATGGATGCCACGGACTTTGCTGGAGCCTTGGATATCGCCGACTACGTGATCACGCATTCGCTGCTCATGCCGGATCGCTTTGAGCGAACCACCGGCACCATTGTGGCGGAAGAAATCGCAGAAGCCGCGCTTAAGACCCAGAAGGCCGGCGGCGCTTTGGACCTGGGATTGCTGTTACGTACTGCGCAAATCACAGCCAAGGAAGACATGCCCGATCAAGCCCGCGCCAAGCTGCACCTCGCGATTGGCAAGGCTCTGTCAGCTGAAGTTGGCGACGACGCTCCAGCCAGCAGCGCCCTGGAGCCCCTGGAGTTAGCGAAGACGCATCTGGCGCGTGCCATTGAGCTGCACACCAATTGCGGCGGCAAAAAGGATCTGGAGCGCGTCGAGCGCCTCCTCAAAAAACACACTGCCACAGGCAGTTAACCGAGCGTCCCCACGCACCCCGCCGGCTCGGGGCGGATCGGCCAGGCCGCTCCTCCTGAACGTGAAGCCCCGACCACCGGCGATCTATTTTTGAGTGCCGTTCCATGAGCGCATTTGTAGCCAGCGGCCCAGTCACCGGCGGCCATATCAACACCGACCCATTCTGGCCCTCGATCGACCTTGAGCAGCTTCGCGCCACCCTGCGCATCGATAACAGCGTCACTCCGGCTCGCCTTGAGACTGCCGTTATCTCAGCAGCCATCAACCTCAACCGAGAGCTGAAGTCTTGGAAGGCCACGCAACTGGCAGCTGGTTATGCCAGGTTGGCCGACGTGCCAGACGACAAGGTCAACGACGTATCGGTCCAGGAACACCTGTACCGACGCGCGATCGAGGCCGGTACCGGCGCCGAAGTCTGCGAGCGGTACCGCGACTACAGCGCGACCAACACCGGCAGCGACAAAGCCGAAGAAACCACCCCAACCATCGACGACTACCGCCGCGACCTGCGCTGGGCCGTCCGCGACTTCCTAGGGATCAGCCGCACCACAGTGGAGCTGATCTGATGCCCGTAGCCATCCGCACCAAGCAAAACGACACCGTCGACGCCATCTGCTGGCGGTTCTACGGCCGCACCGCCGGCGTCACCGAGGCCGTGCTGGAAGCCAACCCCGGCTTGGCCGAGCACGGTCCGATCCTGCCGCAAGGCCTTGTCGTCAACATGCCCGAAGCCCAAACCAGCGCGCCCCAGCGGCAGATGGTGCAGCTATGGAACTGACCCCCTGCATCCAAGGAAAACCACACCATGGCTGATCCGACTTCCAGCGTTGTGACTGGCTTGCTCATTGGTTTGGGCCTGTCCACCGTAACGCCCGTTATCGACGACGGGGCGCTATTCGGCGCCATCCTCGGCGCCTGGCTGGTTACCAGTACCAAGCGCGACCTTAAAGTCTGGCAGCGGCTGGGCTCACTGTTCCTGTCGGCCGGCGTGGGCTATCTGTTCGCGCCTATGGCTTTACAGGCAATTCCGTTTATCACCAGCGGCGGCAGTGCATTTGTGTGTGCCCTGGTGGTCATCCCGATCAGCATCAAGCTGATGGTGTGGGTGGAGAAAGCGGACATCTGGGACATATGGCGTCGCATCAGAGGGGGCACCTGATATGCCGAACATCGAACTGGCCGTGCAGTTGATTACGGCGATCGCTTACCTGCTGAGTGCCCTGCGCCTGGCCTGCTACACCCGAGGCGATGCGCGGTACCGGCGCAGCATCTCGCTGTTGGCAAGCCTGTTTGGCGCCACGTTGTGCATCTGCGGTCTGGAGATTCTGCTGGAGCGCCAGCCCGCCAGCCTCGGGCAGGCCGCTGCCATCGTGTTGCTCTGCATCCTGATTTTCCGTTCACGCGGCAACGTCGCCGCCCTGTTGAGGCCCAGCGTATGACCACCACCCTTCGCCACGGCGACCGCTCGCAAGCAGTGCTGATGCTGCAAAAGAACCTCAACAAGCACGGTGCCAACCTCTACCCTGATGGTGTGTTCGGCGACGACACTGAATTGGCTGTTCGCGCTTACCAGCTGAAAGTCGGCTTGGTCGTCGATGGCGCCGCCGGCGAAAAGACCCAAACCAGCCTGGCCGGTGGCGACTGCACGCAGCTGCTGCGCAACAATGACCTGGTGGCCGCTGCCGAACGCCTCGACGTTCCGCTAGCGAGCATCTATGCGGTCAATGAAGTGGAATCGAAGGGCAAGGGCTTTCTCGACAACGGCAAGCCGGTGATCCTGTTCGAACGGCACATCATGTACCGCCAGCTCGCCACGGCACGACATGCCGGCGATGACGCGGCCGAACTCAAGCGTCACGCGGACCAGCTCGCCACCGCCAACCCTGCACTGGTCAACCCGAAGCCCGGCGGATACATCGGCGGTACCTCCGAACACCAGCGCCTGGCCATGGCCCGCCTGATCGACGACACAGCCGCACTCGAGTCGGCTTCCTGGGGAGCGTTCCAGATCATGGGCTTTCATTGGAAGCGCCTCGGCTACGCCAGCGTGCAGGCCTTCGTCGCGGCAATGACTGCCGGCGAATCGCAGCAGCTCGACGCCTTCACCCGCTTCATCGAAACCGACCCGGTGCTGCACAAGGCGCTGAAGGGCCGCAAATGGGCTGAGTTCGCCAGGCTCTACAACGGGCCGGACTATCTGCGGAACCTCTACGACACCAAGCTCCAGCGCGCCTACGAGCGGCATGCCGCCCGCGAGTGTGGCAAAGGAGTGGCGGCATGATCGACTTCAAAGCGCTGCAAAAGCTGCGGGTAAGGGACGGTGACCTGCTGGTGGTACCGGAGTCGACCGAACAAAGCGATATGGAGTTGTTGGCCGAATCCATCCAGATCATGAACGGCGCACGGGCCGTAATCGTGCGCGGCCCGATCAAACAGCTCGATACCGCCGACATGAACAAGCTCGGCTGGTACCGCGCGTGAGCACGTTGCGCCAGGCCCTATATGGCCTCGCCCTGCTCGGCGCCCTGGTACTGCTGATCTGGGTCCAGGAAACGCGTATCGACGTCGCTGAAGGCAAAACCGAACGGGCGCAAGATGCGGCCAAGTCTGCCCGCGACGACGCCGCTCGCAACATGAAAACCGCCAATACCCTCGCCGATACCCTGAAACAGGAACGCGACGCACAGAGCACCCTGCGCGGCCAGCAGGACCAGCTGCGCCAGAGCCTGGCCAAACGCGAGCGAACAATAGAGGAGCTGAAACGTGAAAACGACGAACTACGCGACTGGGCTACTCAGCTTTTGCCTGATGCTGCTCGCCGGCTGCGCGAGCGCCCCGCCCTCACCGGCGCCGCCGCTTATCGTGACTGGCTGTCCGGCCGTGATGCCGTGCCACCTGCCGGCGACAAGCCCCCTCAACAACGGTGACCTATTGACCGACGAAGACCGCGCCGAAGCTGCCTGGGCTGACTGCGCGGCGCAGGTCGACATGGTCTACAAACACCAGCAGGCCAACCCATGAATAAGCCGGAAAGCCTACGCGCCCACCTGCTGGCCACCGTCGCCGAGTTCAAGCACAACCCCGACCGTCTGCTGATATTCATCGACAACGGCAAGGTCCGTTGCACCGCCGCACACACCCTGTCGTTTGAATACAGCTTTGACCTGCAGATCATCCTCACCGAGTTCGCCGGACACCCCGACAGCGTGATCTTGCCGATCCTGGGTTGGCTGAGCGTCAACCAGTCAGAGCTGCTGGACAACCTCGACAAGGTCAAAGACGGCATCCAGTTCGAAGCCGACATCCTGGACAAGAACAAGGTGGACCTCAGCATTACCCTGCCGCTGACGGAACGGGTTGTGGTCGGAGAGTATGACGAAGGCACCACCACCGTGAAGCATCCGAACGAACCGCAGTACGTGGCGGGCTACCTCGATCCGAACTGGAAGCCTGGAGCCCAGGGCAACACCAGTGAGTGGAGAGTGCCTGGTGGCGAGTAACCTGGAAGCCCTGGAGACCTGGGCGGCGGTGCTGCTGGATCGGCTGGAACCGGCCGAGCGCGGCAAACTGGCTCGGAACATTGGCCAGGAGCTGCGCCGCAGTCAGCAGAAGCGCGTGATGGCACAGGAAAACCCTGACGGGACCAAGTTTGCGCCACGCAAACAGCGAAACCTTCGTGGGAAGCAAGGTCGCGTTCGGCGCAAGCTGGCGATGTTCAAAAAACTGCGGACTGCGTCATACCTGAAGGTTCGTGGTGACAGTAACGCCATTACCGTTGGTTTCACCGGGCGTATCGCCCGGATTGCTAGGGTTCACCAGTTCGGTTTGAAAGATCGTGCAGAGCGCGGAGCTCCAGATGTGCGATATGAACAACGTGAGGTGCTTGGCTTTACAGATGCCGACCTTGATTTGATCCGTGATGGTTTGCTTGCGCACCTGACACTGTAATTCCCCTCCCTACAAGGTGATGAAGCTGCTCTCGCACGCGCGTGGCGCCACCATCGGCGCCATGAACGACTTCGCCGCCCTCTCCCGCATGCTCGAAAACCTCATCCGCTTCGGCGTAATCGCCGCCGTGCAGATGGAGCCCCCGCGCGTGCAGGTAAAAACCGGAAAGCTGACCACCACCTGGCTGCCGTGGCTCGCGCTGCGCGCTGGCTCTGACCGCGAATGGGACCCGCCCACCGTCGACGAACAAGTGATCCTTTTCAGCCCATCCGGCCAGCTCGCCAACGGCATCGTCGTAACCGGCCTATTTAGCGACCACATCCCCGCGAACGGCAACCGCGCCGGCCTCCACCGCCGCACCTACGCGGACGGCGCGGTAATCGAGTACGACAGCGCCAACCACCATTTGAGCGCCACCCTGCCAGACGGCGGCACCACCAGCCTAGTCAGCAAGGGCGGAATCAACATCATTGGCCCGATCAACCACCAAGGCGACTACAACCAAACCGGAAACCAAAACGTGGTTGGCCTCGTGACTGTCTCCGAAGACGTGGTCGCGGCCACCATCAGCCTGGTCAAGCACCTGCACGGCGGGGTGCTGGTGGGCAGCGCGAAGACGGGGAAACCAGAATGAACCGCGAAACCGGCGCAACCATCAGCGACCTGGACCACATCGGCCAGAGCATCACGGACATTCTCACTACCCGCATCGGCACGCGCGTGATGCGCCGCGAATACGGCAGCCTGCTGCCCGAGCTGGTCGACCATCCCTTCAATGACGCCACGCGCCTACGCGTTTACGCGGGCTCAGTCATGGCGTTAATGCGTTGGGAGACCCGTATCAGCCTCAGTCGCGTGCAGTTCCTCGGCGCGAACCTGCAAGGGCAGTCCGTGCTTGATCTGGAGGGCTCCGTCGTCGACACCAATGAACCCTTTAGCCTGAGCCTGCCACTGCAACTGGGGGGAAGCGTATGAATTCCTTTGCCGCGATTGACCTCAGCCAGCTCCCGGCGCCGCAGATCGTCGAGCAGATCGACTTCGAATTGATCCTGGCCGAGCGCAAGGCCTACATGATCAGCCTGTGGCCGATCGAGGAACAGGAGCAGATTGCAGCGCGCCTCGACATGGAATCGGAACCCCTGGCAAAGCTGCTACAGGAGAACGCCTACCGCGAAACCATCTGGCGTCAGAGGGTGAATGAGGCGTCCATGGCGAACCTGCTGGCCTTTGCCAAAGGCCCCGACCTGGATCAACTGGCTGGCAATTTCAACGTACAGCGCCTGGTGGTTCAGGAAGCTAAGCCCATGGCGGTCCCGCCCCTCGCGCGGATTATGGAAAGCGATGACAGCTTGCGCGAACGGGCGCAAATGGCCTGGGAGGGCTTGAGCACCGCCGGCCCGCGCCAGAGCTACATATTCCACGCGCGAGGCGCTGACGGCCGTGTTGCCGATGCCACGGCCGAAAGCCCATCACCCGCCGTGGCGGTTGTTACCGTGCAGGCGCTGCTAGGCGACGGCAGCGCGTCTGCCGACCTGGTCAACGTCGTCAAAAAACACCTGAGCGACGATGACCGCCGGCCCGTTGCCGACCGCCTCACCGTCCAGGGCGCGGAGATCATCCGTTACGCGGTTAAAGCCAAGCTGTACCTGCTGACCAGCGGCCCCGAGTCAGAGCCAATCCTTGCGGCAGCCGAACAGCGCCTGCTGGCATACGTCCACCAACGTCGACGCCTCGCAATGGAGGTGTCGGAATCAGCGCTGCACGCTGCGTTGTTCGTCGAGGGGGTTCGTAAAGTTGAGCTGGAAGACTGGGTCGATATCGTCGCCACCAAAGAACAGGCGCCCTACTGCACCGGTGTGGCCATCACGCGGGGCGTTGAATAATGGGCGCCCAGCAGCTGCTGCCGAACAACTCCACGGCACTTGAGCGCCAGGCTGCTCAGGCCCTCGCGCACATTCAGCGCGTACCGATCCCGCTGAGAACGCTCTGCAACCCGAACACCTGCCCGGTGGTGGCACTGCCCTACCTGGCCTGGGCCTTCTCCGTCGACCGCTGGGACAGCAACTGGACCGAAGCTACCAAGCGCGCAGCCATCCGCTCATCCCGCTACATCCACGCGCACAAAGGCACCATCGGCGCCCTACGCCGTGTGGTCGAGCCGCTGGGCTACCTGATCGAGGTGGTGGAATGGTGGCAGACCGTACCGGAAGGGGTGCCCGGCACCTTTGCGTTGAAGGTTGGCGTGCTGGACACCGGCATCACCGAAGAAATGTATCAGGAGCTGACCTGGCTGATCGATGACGCCAAGCCGCTCACCCGCTCACTGACCGGCCTGGCCATCAGCCTGGAAAGCACCGGCTCCGTGTACATCGGGGCCTGCGTTTACGAAGGCGATGAACTCAGCGTTTACCCACCGACCCAGCGCGATATCGACGTCAGCGGCGTGTACCGCATCGGTGGCCGCGAACACCATATCGACACGATGGACATCTACTCATGACCGACCAAAACAGCCAGTTCTTCGCGATCCTCACCGCCGTCGGTGAAGCCAAACAAGCGAACGCAGACGCCCTGGGTGTGCCCTGGACATTTGCACAGATGGCAGTGGGGGATGCCAATGGCACCGACCCTATCCCCAGCCGCACACAAACCAAACTGATCAACGAGCGCCGACGTGCACCGTTGAACCAGGTGAAGGTCGACCCGAACAACGCCAGTGTGATCATTGCCGAACAGATCATCCCAGAGAGCGTTGGTGGTTGGTGGGTACGCGAGATTGGTCTTTATGACGCAGCAGGCGACCTGGTTGCGATTGCCAACTGCGCCCCAACCTATAAGCCGCTGCTCGCTCAAGGTTCGGGGCGAACCCAGGTGATCAGGATCAACTTGATCGTAAGCAGTACGAGCAACATCGAGCTGAAAATTGATCCGTCCGTAGTACTCGCAACGCGAGAGTACGTTGACGTAAAGGTTGCAGAAGAAATTGGCAAGCTCGACTTAAAACAGTCCGTCGTCGTTGCGACCCTGAACAGCATCGCATTGGGAGGCCTGCAAACCATTGATGGCGTTGCCCTGGAACCGGGCGCTCGCGTGCTCGTAAGAAAGCAGCAAACCGCGAGTCAAAACGGGATATACATCGCGGCGACAGGCCAGTGGTTCAGATCGCCAGACGCAGATACCAACGCAAAAGTGACCTCTGCGCTGACCGTGGGCGTTGAGCGCGGCGACACTTACGCCGATACAGTTTGGACACTGACCACCGACAGTCCTGTTGTCATTGGCACCACGGCACTTAATTTCGAACTGCTATCAGCGACAGCAAAGGAGGTTGCAGGCGTATTCAGGAGCGTAACAGTCGATAAATTCGGTCGAGTGCTGGCGGGTACAGCTCCTACTACCTTGGCGGGTTACGCCATCGAAACGGCGAGCAAAGCCGAAGCTGAAGCTGACGAAGTGACCGAAAACACAAAGCCCGCAACCATGCTGAACGTTTTTCAGTTCTTCAAAAAACGCTGGGTTGAGGCGACGGAAAGCAAATCCGGCGTTCAGGCCAACGCGAAAGACGAGGACATGGATGAGGGCACAACCGATGCTCGAACCGTCACTCCGCTGAAGCTTGCGCGCCGCCTCACGAATTTGCTCGTTCAAGCCACCGAGGCTGTGGCGGGGTTGGCAAAACTCGCAAGTCAAAGCCAGGTAGATCAAGGCCTGGATGACGCGACGATTGTTACGCCGAAGAAGTTACGCGCCGGTTTCCGAGTTTCATTGGCAGTCAACGGCTATATCTACTTCCCCAGTTGGATGGGGGGGCTGGTCTGGCAGTGGGGTAATAGAAACTTTACCTCGGGAACCTCAGTAACGTTCGCTATGCCATTCCCCGTTGAGTGCTTAATTGCCTGGGCTTTACCGAACTCCATCGTTGGCGGCAACCCAAGTTCGGTAGCAGTAAACGTTCAGTCGTTGACGACAAACTCCATGATCCTGAGCTGGTCTGCTGGCGGGACTTACTCCTTTTTCTGGTTTGCACTAGGGCGCTGACATGTCAAAAATTTATGCTGTATTCAACGGCGATGGGCTGTTTCAACACATGCTTTTCCAGGGCGTACATGCCATTCCGAAAGGTGCGGTCGAGATCAGCGAAGAGTTATCGGCGCGCATTCTCCAACAGCCTGATTCGATTTGGCGTATAGATGGAGCTGGAGCAATGACCGCTACAGATCCCGAGTCGATCCCACCCACCCGTGAACAGGTCGATGCAGAGCGTGACCGCCGGATCGACGCGGGCGTAACGTTCGATGGAGTGCTCTATCAGTCGAAAACGACCGACCGAGAAAACATTGCAGGAGCTGCTCAAATGGCGTTCATGGCAGTTGTGGCAGGCGTTCAACCCGGCGACTTGCGCTGGTCAAACCCTGACAAGGACTTCGCCTGGATCTGCGCCGAAAACACCCTAGTACCCATGGACGCACAGACCGTTGTGGAGTTAGGGCGAGCCGCAGCGCTGCGGAAGTCGGAGCTGATCTACGCAAGTCGCGCATTGAAGGATCTGCCGGAGATTCCTGAGGACTTCACCGACGACGTATGGTGGCCGGCGTGAGCAAGTTCCTGAACACCCTGAAAACCGAACAGGACAGCAAGTGGGAGCGCACTCTGCTGGACGAGCTGTCGCTGCATGACGATGAGTACGGCCTGATAACGGTACCGGCGGGCTTCAGGACCGACTTCGCCAGCATCCGGTTCTTGCACAACATCTTCCTGTTCGTGCTGTACGCCCTGCTCGCCGGCTACGGCAACTACGCCGCCACCGTGCACGACTGGCTCTACACCACCGGGCCGCTCACTCGTAAACAGGCCGACGCGGTGCTGTACCGCGGCCTGCGTGCCGAGGGTATTGCACGCTGGCGAGCCTGGCTGTTTTGGGCCGGCGTCCGCATCGGTGGCGGCAAACGCTACAAGATCAATCCCGCCTGACCATCTGCCACCTGTAACCCCATTCCCTACAAGTGCCGCCGCTCGCCCATCCGGCGCGCGCGCGGCAGCCTGTGCACTGTCATTCCATCACAGCGCAGGCAACCACCCATGGCCGGTTCAGACTATCTCCACGGCGTGCGGGTTCTCGAACTCAACGACGGCACCCGCCCCATTCGCACCATCGCAACCGCAGTCATCGGCCTGGTATGTACGGCTGAAGATGCAGACCCGCTCGCTTTCCCGCTGGACACCCCTGTCCTGCTGACCAATGTGCAAACCGCCATCGCCAAAGCCGGCGTGAAAGGCACCTTGGCGAAGAGCCTGCAGGCCATCGCGGACCAGACCAAGCCCTACACCATCGTGGTGCGGGTCAAGGAAGGCGCAGACGAAGCCGCCACCACCAGCGCCCTGATCGGCACCACCACCGCCGACGGCAAGTACACCGGCATGAAAGCCCTGCTTGCCGCCAAGGCCCGTGTGGGCATGACGCCGCGCATCCTCGGTGTGCCAGGCCTCGACAGCCAGCCGGTGGCCACCGCTCTGGTATCGATCGCCAAGGACCTGCGCGCCTTCGCCTACGTCAGTGCGTGGGACTGCAAAACCAAGGAAGAGGTGGTCGCCTACCGCGAAAACTTCGGCGCCCGTGAAGTCATGGTGATCTGGCCGGAGTTCCAGAACTGGGACACGGTCACCAGCGCGACCGTCACCGCGTCGGCAGTAGCCCGTGCGCTGGGCCTGCGCGCGCTGATCGACAAGGACATCGGTTGGCACAAAACCATCTCCAACGTCGCAGTCAACGGCGTGACCGGTATCAGCGCCGACGTGTTCTGGGACCTGCAAAACCCGGCCACCGACGCCAACTACCTCAACAGCAACGAGGTCACCACCCAGATCAACGAGGGTGGCTTCCGCTTCTGGGGTAGCCGCACGTGCAGCGACGACCCGCTGTTCGCGTTCGAAAACTACACTCGCACCGCGCAGATCATCGCCGACACCATGGCCGAGGCGCACATGTGGGCCATGGACAAGCCCATGCACGCCTCCCTGGTCAAAGACATCATCAACGGGATCAACGCCAAGTTCCGCGAACTGGTCAACCAGGGCTACCTGATCGGCGGCAGCTGCTGGTACCCGGAAGACATCAACGACAAGGACACCCTCAAGGCCGGCAAGCTGACCCTGGATTACGACTACACCCCCGTGCCGCCCCTGGAAGACCTCACCCTGCGTCAGCGCATCACCGACCGCTACCTGATGCAGTTCGCCGCCGCCGTCAACGCTTAAACCGGACCTCCCCGCGAGGGGAGTCAACCCTGTGCCATAACCCCGGAGATTCCCGCCATGGCCATGCCTCACAAACTGAAAAACATGAACCTGTTCAACGACGGCGGCAGCTACCAGGGCAAAGTTAAAACCGTCACCCTGCCCTCTCTGGGCCGCAAGCTGGAAGCCTGGCGTGCCGCCGGCATGAATGGCCCGGTCAAGGCTGACTTGGGCATGTCCGACGACGGTATCCAGCTGGAATGGAAGCTGGGCGGCCTGGATCTGATCGTGCTCAAGCAATTCGGCGCAGTTAACGCCGCAGGTATTGCTCTGCGCTTCGCGGGTGCCTTCCAGCAGGACGACACCGGTGAAATCAGCGCCGTAGAGGTGACCGTTCGCGGCCGTCACGAAACCATTGAAATGGGTGACGCCACACCTGGTGAAGACA